AGTATTTGGCGTCACGTTCTACTTCTGCTGCAAAGTTCTTGTGGCAATCTGCCACTTGTGGGTAACGAGTATAGAAGACATCAATAAATTTCTTAGCTTCTTCTAAACTGCATCCTGCTTGTTTGCTAATAGCTTTAGCCCCAGCACCATAGATAAGCTGAAACGTTCTAGCCTTGAAGGGCTTACGTTCTTCCTTAGTTGGATACTTGCCAAACATGTCTTTGTACAGTTCTGAGTGAATGTCTGCTCCACCACCGATGTCTTTGGTCAATTGCTTGTCCTTAGTAACATGTGCCAGAGCAACAACTTCTAGTTGATTAAAGTCAACCTCAACAATCAAACCCCTATCATACCGGGAAGTAAAGATTTGTTTGATAGGGTTATTACTTATATTTTGTAAATTAGGGCTAGTTGAAGACAAGCGACCTGTAACAGTTGCTGTGTGATTAAGCTTGCCATGAATAAAATCACCAATGATGTGCTTGCTTAAACCTTGCACATACGTTGAAAGCTGTTTAGACAACTCACGATATTGCAGCAATTGTTTAATTAAGCTGATAGCACCAGCATCAATTGTGTGTTTAAGCATGTCATTAAGCACGGCATCATCAACACTTACTTGACCTGTTTTAGCAGAGACTTTTTCAGGATCAGGTACGTATTTAATAAATGCTGGAAGCTTAATGTTTTTATCCATAAGCTTGTACTTGGTGTTACCGTTCTTGTAAACACCAACTTCTTCTTTGACTTTAACCTTCTTAGTTCCACCAAAGAAAAACTGACTCCATTGCTTAGGGCTGTTGATGTCATCAAGTCGTCCTGCTACAAGGGCTGTCAAGTTAAGCTGTACATCTACGTATTTGTTAACTACCTCAACTGTGTACACATCCAAACGTTCTTTGTCGATATGTAGGCCGTTAAACATCATCTCTGTGGTTGCATGTAGTGCTTCCATCTGAGACAGTATCAACGTGATCTGACCGTTTTCTAGGGCTTGTTTGTACTGTAAGCCAGCTATGACAAAGGTATTCTCTAAGTCTTGTTTAAGGTACGGTTCAAGCTCTTCACGGGGTATCTTGTCAGACCCCAGACCTGCTTGAAAGTAAGCTTTGATCTTGTCGTCTTTAACAGGAAGTCCATATTTGATAGACAGCTCATCTAGACTAGACCACTTGCTACGTTGAGCCGTAAGAATGTATTCAGCTAATTGAGTATCCCAAATCTTACTAGACTGGAATGTTTCTTTAAGAGCAGGACTTTCTCGATACAGATACAACAAGTCAAACGATATGTTGTGTCCACAGAAAGTAGGGTCATCACCTATAAAGTCAGCTACAGCCCGTTTAAAGTCTTTGGGCTTGTCAGTTGTAAGAGGAACACCGATGCTATTGGTAATGCCATATAGCACCACTCTATTGTCGGGGCTCATAGGATGAGCTAGTCCTATATCTTCATTGCCATTGAGGGTTGTCTCAACGTCAATAGCTGCGAACAGCGGGGAAGTCATGGTTTTCTTCCTTTATTGATATTAATCATTGTTTAAAAGAACCTTGCCCTGATTGGGTCAATGGTTACGAGAAATTGTCCGTGTCGATCTGACTCGACATGTTTAGCACCTCCTCCGGGTAGTTTGTTCTTAGGAACATTGATAGTCCGAATCATTTCTTCTTCGGGGTTTTTTGGTTCTTTGTACTTCCCAATAGTGAGTACAACGTCTGCTTCACCCGGTTTGTCCGTCTTACTTCCACGGAGAGCATCCATGCCGATAAACGGAGGGTCTTTAAGATCGACAACCGAAGCACTAAGCTGAGAAGCCGCAATGACAGGCCCATAAGTGCGGGCAAGTTCCCGAGCCCATTTATAAATCTTGCCAAGTTTGATGTCTTCACGTTCATCTCCTTTGCTAAAGCCATCTACTTTGTCTAGTTGGTCAAACACAATCAATCCGGGGTTAACTTCTCTAAACAAAGTTTCCAAATCACGTACATGATTAGTGTCTTTAGTAACACGAATCTTGTTTTTGTCTCCACCCATTAATGCGGTGTAAGACTCCATAGCTATCTTTGAATCAGCAATGAGTTCTTTAGACTCTTTACCAAGTGCAGCTTGAACAATACGAAAAAACACTACGTTGGATTCTTCTTCATTGTTAACCCATACAACCGGACGGTTCTTGGGCAGTTGCTGTGCTATGTAGCTGACTTCACTGGCTAGGAATGTTGTTTTACCTACTTCAACACGCGCTGCAACAATGACAAAATTACCGCTACGGAGAGGGCCAAGAGAACGATTAAGAACGTCCAAGCGCCACTCATAGCCAGTACTACTAATGCGATCTGCAATACCAGATAGATCAGCAGAAACAAATAGGTCATCTTTTTCAATGAATCTCTCCACGCTCTTAAGAGCATCAGTTGCAAGCATGTGTACGTGTTCAAGGTCACTAGCACCTTCTTTAACACGCTCACACTCTTCCATGATCTGAGCCAAGTAATCAAGCTCAATGATGCTCTTGATAACTTCCTCATGTGCTACGTGCGGTGTGTATATCTTTGCTTTAGTCAAAGTCATACGCAACTTAACGATTGCATCGTCAGTCAATCGCTTGCTTTGGTCTGCTATCAAGAATGCAGAAAAAGCATCCCAGTTAAACACACTAACTGAGGGAAACGTTTTGTAGTACTTTTCCATCCCGTCAAGGATGATGTTGGTTTCTTTGACTACTACATGCGACTTGATGTGTCGTCTGTACTTTTGTAAGTTCTCTTTGCTCTCAGCACAAAGGAACAAGACGTCGTAATCCATTAAAGTCCTTCAAGGATTGTTATTAGTGCTTCTATAGTGCATTCTTTTGGCTCTTTACCAATGTTCATTACTTTGATAGAAGTTTCTGTAGAAAGGAAATGGGTTAATTCTTTCTGGGCTTTAGTTGCTCCTTTAATTCCTGCTTCATCAGGGTCAAGCCAAATAACTATGTTCTTGAAACCAAGCTCATATATTTGGAGTAGGGTTCGATCAGTGATCGTTGTTCTTAGTAACGCCAAAGAGCTAACACTTCCGTGAGAGTCTTGGCATATCCTGTAAGCACTAAGGTAGTCTTCAGTGATAAAAAGTGTTTTGTTAAGGTTGTAGTGAAACCAAGCTGAATCACCTTTGACGCCGCTGTGTGTGTAGGTTGTGATGTACTTTGGTGTAGCACCGGGTAGCAGGTTACGTACCTGATAGCCAATGATGTCTGTTTCTGGGTTGCGAAGTGTAAGCGCAATTTGGTTGTGTTTTGCTCGGACACCATTAAAACCAAAATAACCTGTAGCACAATAGTGTTCTAGCAACCATGTTTCTGCGTTAAAGCTTAAATTTTCAAGAATTGGTAAAGCATGAGTTGAGCTTGAAGCTGGTGTTTTAGGCTCAGTCAACCATGTAGCCATACGATCACCACTAATGCCATCAGAAGCAAAGCCAGCTTCAGCACAATGGTGGCAATATGCCACGATACCTTTGGGGGTACGCTTGATGTACAACCGTTGCTTCTTATCCTCACCAGAGGGGCATCCAACGTGATTAACGTGTACTTGCTGTCCCATTACAGATGGAGCATTGGCTAGGATTAGCTTACGATCAATCATAATTTACGTATTGCTTGCTTCACAAGTCTTTCCATTGAATCGCCATAATTCATTTTTAATGCTTTGCTGATTAGCGCTAAAGATTCATCAATAATTTCTTGAAACACACCTTCGTCGTGTAATAACCTAAGAACATTTAGTGTTTCTTTAGCATCTTCTAATGCTGCAATATCTGCACTGTTTACTTCGTACAGTAAATCAATGTCTGCTTGAATTGGGTCAACGTATGGCTTAATAGGCTTAAGAGGTTTTATTTGATCAAACATCTTTTTACCAAGCTCATAAAATTCTTTGTCTTTGCCTGTGTTGTTATCTATTGCCATAACTAGCTCCTTGTAAAACTCAAAATAAATAGCCCTCCCAAAAGGGAAGGCTATATGGTTTTGCAGTTCTAAACTACGTTGCCGTAAATCTTGACAAAGAGTTCGTCAGCGACTTTACGTTGTGTTTCATTCAACTTGTTCAGGTAAACTACTTGGTAAGCTTTGCGTAAGGTTGAACCATACGACAGCTTCTTGCAGATACTGAACAATGAACGAGGAGAGATAGTCAGGTTGAACTGACCAGCTTGGTAGCCTTGGCGAATCAAGTTAGCAAGTTTGACAAGCTCCTTGGTTCCCTTGGCTGTGATAGTGTGGCCCCACTTGTTTTGGATCATTTTCTCTTCTACTTCTGGTTTGAGGTAGCCTACGTAGACGGCTGTACCGAAGCGATCCAATGTAGCAGAGTTTTGAACGTTTGTGCCAGCATGTGCACCTGTTTCATCACCTTGACCTTGCGTGTTACCTATTGCCACAAGTTTAAAGTGCTGATGTGGGATCACTTGCTTGTCTTTGGTGCTGCCGGGCATTTCTTTGAGGAACAGCTTGCCCTCATCTTCTAAGAGCCATTGAAGGCCCATAGAAATCTCAGGAGGAGTTACATCCCACTCATCCCAAGCAAACACAGCACCATACCGTACAGCTTCTGTAACAGCACCATCAACCCAGTGTGTAGAGCCATCTTTAGCTGTCAATTGACCAAAGATCATTGAACTGTCCATATCACCTGTACAGTTAATACGAATAAAAGGACGCTTAGTGATTGCACACAATTGCTCAATCAGACTAGACTTGCCAGCACCTGTTGGGCCAAAGCAAAGAACCTTCTCATCCATCTCCCAAGCTCGTAGGATGTTGGCTGCAAGCTCTGTATCGAGGACGTAGTTGGTGTCTACCTTTGGGATAAAAGAAGCTATACGTTCATCCCAGTCATACGAATCAAAGATAGAAACTGGAAAGTCATCTAATTCAGATACATCCGTGTTCCTAGTAACAGTTGAGAAGTACATCTGATCTGTTTTTAATGCAACCCTACCTAAGTAGGGAGTAGCTAACTCTCTAGGACACATCTCTTCAAGAATGTCTGTGAATGCAGCTTCTGCTAGAGTTGGAGCAGCAAATTTACGCTTTTCTAATGCCTCCTTAAGAGCTTTCTTAACGAGGTCTTCGACCTTATCTGTACTAGACATGACTTAACACCTTTCTTTCAATTAACGATAACAACTTACTAGGAATCTCTTGCGGTATAAAAACAACATCATGTGCTTTGTAGTAGTGCTTAACTGAGTCACTGCACAAACCTAAGCCATAGATGTCTACTTTTTTACCGTCCTCTATCTCACGAATCACTTTCTTAGTGAATCCCTCTAGTCCCCAAGAAGACTTAGAAGCTGCTGGACTGCCATCAGACATAACAACCATGATTTTCTTTTTCTCTTTACGTTTGATCAGACGATCATGTGTCCAGAGAATGTTCTCACCATCAGGATTGCCATTCATGTAATGACTACTTGTTGAGAAATCGTGGATTAAAGCGTCTTCACTGACTTTTAGATCAGAAAAAGCTTTGTACACAAACATTACAGGAGCTATTGAACTAAACGATGTGTAACCATCAGTAAAACCAATGATTTCCAGTGGTATGTTGAGTGTTGAACACACTTCGTTGAGCAACACGGTAGACGCTAGAGCGTAGTACGCTTTATCACCACCCATAGAGCCCGACATATCCACTAGAACTGTGATAGCAACATCCAGAGTCTTATTCTCAATACGAGTCTTAAATACACGCTCATTGAAGCCGGGAGCATCAAAGCAAATGCGAGACAACCTAGACTGATCCAGCTTGCCACGCTTAGTGCCATATTGAGTCTGTACTTTAGCTCTGATCTGAATTAATCTACGAACTTGCTGAGCAAAGTTTTCTTGGGAGACTAGCTTGTCACTGACCCGACTTTTGTACTCATTTATAAAAAACGCTTGAGTTTTGTAGCTAACGTCAAAATAACGATCTGATCCAAGCTTCTTGGGGTAGTTGACCACAACGAAATCTTTGTAGTCAGTCAAGTCCCAATCATCTGTTTTTATGTCTACAGGATCAAAGTTGATACCAACCTTACTCATGGTTGCTCCATCTTGAGGCATAGTCAAAGAGAACTTTTCTAAATCTTCTTTGGTGAGTTTCACCTTGATGATTTTGTAGTCCTCTTCAGCTTCTTTGCGTTCTGTAGCTTCCTCATCAGACTTGTCGTCTCCAGTCTCTGCTTCAGCTTTTTCTGCTTTACCGTCTTTCTTGCCCTTAGCTTTAGGGGAAGGCGCTTTGTCTTCCTTAAGCTCTTCTTTGCATTTAGCACCTAGGTCTGTAAGTATGTCTACAGCTAGTTGATAAGTTGCTTCGGTTCCTAATCTTTTGTCGAGAATTTGATGGCAAGATACAAGGCGAGCAGAATAGTTATTAAGAACATCTGTGATCTTTTCGTTGGGTGTGAATCGGTTAGCAACCAACTCAATTGTTGGAAAATAAGCCGCAGATACGTGGCTTTCCCAACATAGCAACGAAGATGTGAGTTTTGCAGAAGATGATGTTTCCTTCTTAGCTCGTTCAAGGATTTCCTCTACTAAATCGGAGCTACATTGATCCCAGTTTTCTCTGAAACCCCTGTACTCTTTAGCTTCTATGACGTTAACTCTAGAATCTTCTAAGAAGTTCCAAACAAACATCAAGATGCCAGAGCCATCAACTCCCTTTTCTTTAAGAACATCAAAGCAGCTAAAGCGATCATGTGCAACTTCATGGTCTACAGATGCCATTAGCTGTTTGAGTTCGTTATCACTGGTTTTAGTAGTGATTCTAGGCAGATAAATAGTCTTGCCATCATGCCTAGGCTGATTGGTGTCTTCAAATACAACCGAGATGCCTGACCTGCCAGCACTAGCTCGGATGTATCTCATTACTTCAATGCCTTGCGTTAGCATTAGTCAGCATCACGAAGAAAATCAGCAACAAGTCTAAAGATAAGACCAGAATCAAGATCATCAGGAATTTCCATAAGAAGCTTAATGATTTTGTTTGCATAGTCATCAGAGTTGATTGGTTCTTTGGTGTCAACCTTAGTCTGCTTGATCTTGTTTTGAAGAGCAGTCTTGCCAAAGTAGCCTCCATTACTATCTACCAACTTGATGTTGAGCTTCATAGCACTAGTAATGACTGATTTAGCAGACCTCCAAGGGCCGGGCATTGACTTTACTTCAAAGTCTTTCTTGATTAGCTTTTCAGTATCAAGAAGGTCTTTAGTAAACGTATCAATTGTTCCATGCGTGAATGCTTCTGTGATCATCTTTTCAAACGTACTAGTTGCACTAGCGTCTGAGACTAACGATTCAGTAGCAGCAGCATACAAAGTCGATAAGACTGGTGTATCCATAACTAACTCCGGTTCAGGCAACATTGCCAACATAGACCACTCGGTGAATGATCTATAGTGAGATGTTGTTATTCGGATTGGAATCGAACTCCTTTGTGTGTGTCACTGCTGTACCAGTTGTACAAAGCACGTTCTGTGTCTCGATCATACGGAACATCATCTGCTTTGATGTCTCCTAACCACTCGCTAGTATCCTCCAAGCTAAGGTCTACTAGAACGTAATCATCATCAGTTGTTGCTAAGTAAGACAAGGCCATGATAGTAATCTCCTATAAGTTAAAAAACCAAGAGGGCGCAGCCTCACGGCCCCCCCTTAAGGGCCGGGAGCCAGCCCGATACATTGATTGAGCGAAGCCCACCGCAGCCCGTATGCCAAACCGCTTGGCGGTTGGCGTCTCGGGGTGCTAGGGCTGAGCGTTAGCGGATAGAGCGTTAACACGCTGTACGCTTTGGATTGAGTTGTTTGAGCATCTCTGGGTCTGTGAAGAGCATGTAGTTGCTCTTGTTCATTGGTGCTATGGTGTGCTTAACACGTTGTGCCAGCATTTCTCCACACTCCATACAAGTTGGCCTAGCCATCCTTGCACGTTGTGGTTCAACACGTACTGCGTAGCAGCAAGTACAGATTGGAAGGTAGCGTTCATTCATTTGAGAATCCTATCTATGGCAGATGGAGTACAAGTTTTGGGTAGAACTATGGGTGTAGTTGCCCACAAATAACCAATAAGGAACAACGATGTGGTCATCATTCCGATGTGTCTCATAAATTGAAGAATGTGAGACATTAGTAAATCTCCCGACTGTTGTCCCACTTGTCAGGGCGTACACGAGAATTGATGTAGTGGTCGTTACTAGTAACACTGGGATCATCTTGTGAGCTTATGAACTCATTCCAATCTTCCTTGTCGAGCAATTCAAAGCCCAAACATTCTGCGTAACGTTGTGCAGAGTATGAATTCTTTTCAGAAATTAATATTGATCTGCATCCATGTTCCCACTCAATATCATTGATACCATGATTAGCAGGCCTTAGTATTGCCTTGTCATTGAGATATATTATGTGGTACATACTACATTCTCCAAAAATATATAGCGAAAGGTACTCCAATAGCGAGTATCATTAAGCAAGCACCGAGTATGTCTCCCGCTAATGCTTTAATAGCAGACACCATGTTACGCTTACGTTTGTGATACACATCATTCGTAATATCAAAGTCATTCATAAGTTATTCTCCAAAAGTAAAAAACAACATGCAACCTAAACCTGAAGCGATACTTGCTAAGAAAAGCATTTCTTGATGTTGTACATTGCTAGTAAACAAGATAGCTATATCCAAAACACCTGCTTGAAGAAGCAAGAATTTGCTATAAAGATTTTTCATTTGAGTTCCTTAGTTAAAAAAAAATAAAAGGCCGCTGCGCGATGGTATGCCTCTGTTACTCAATTTCATGGGTAATGCACCAGTTGTTATGCTGCAAACGTACTTTTCCAGATATATTTTGAATCTCTAATTCATGTACATATAAATCAAAACTTTTTTGAGCTTCAAAACGTGTGAAATAACTACTCGACATTGTTTTATTGCTGTTATTTGGTTCAAAAATTACAAAGAACAAATTTTGTTTTGACATAAGTTTCTCCTAGTTGAACAAAGAAAAGGCAGTGGAGTTAACCACTACCTTGGGAAGATTAGGCTTGAGCAGCTTCACGGGCAGCAGTGTCAGCTTTCATCTGTGTGCGAATAGTCTTGATAGCGTTGAGAGCATCACGAACCTCAACTTGACGAGGGTTATCGTATTTCTCCAAAGACCACAGAGTGTTGGAGAGAAGCTGTTGAGCTAAGAAGATTTGGAGACCTGCTGGCTTGCG